CAGAAGATTTAAGAAAAGCTATTAGGTATATAGAAATTCTTTTAGATAATGAAACCAATTAACATATCTGTTATACTCTCTTGCTTAAAGTGAACTACAATAATCCTGAACCCCTTTCCTTTCCTGTTTTATCTGATGAGTTAATTAACGCTCTGGATAGTCATTTTCCACAACGTCACCCAGATTTATCTTTTTCAGATAGGGAAGTTTGGTTTAAGGCTGGTCAAAGAGCTGTAGTTGATTATCTTATTGAACAACAAACAAGACAAAAGGAAACCATGCTCACTGACAACATCTTGGAGAATCAAATCTAATGTGCTTACCTAAAAAACCAAAGATGCCAAAAGTGGCACCTCCAAGGCCAATTGCTCCTGCGGCAGAAAAGACGGCAGCTACTCTAACTACTGGTAAAGAGAGAAGAAAAAGAAGAGGAGGATCACTTTCTTCTGGTGGTGGTAGAAGGAACACAGGTATAGCTTCACTAAGGATTCCATTAAGCGGCGGCAACCTTAGAATTAACTAGGTACTAATCATGGATCTTGCTTTAGGTCAAACAGCAGCTGGTCGATATGAGCAGTTAGTAAGTGATCGTGCGCCTTATGAAAGGGAAGCAAAAGATGCTTCTAAATTAACGATTCCTTCTTTAATACCGGAATCAACAACAGGTAAACACGCAAAGATAAAAACTCCCTTTCAAGCAGTTGGTGCTAGAGGTGTTAATTCTTTAGCATCTAAATTACTTATTGCTTTACTTCCTCCTTCTACTCCTTTCTTTAAGCTAAGTATTGATAAGCTTGCTTTGCTTCAAGAAGGACAGGAAGGATTAGAAACTGAAATAGATAAAGGGTTAAAGAGTATAGAAAGTGCATTGATGAATGAGATAGAAATATCTAATGACAGGGTTGCTATGTTTGAAGCCCTTAAGCATCTAATAATTGGTGGTAACGTTCTTCTTTATTTGACTGACAAAGGTTTAAAGGTTTATCACTTAGATAGATATGTTTGTAAACGTGATGATGTTGGTAATATCTTAGAAATTATTACTAAAGAAACAGTCAACCCTAAAGCTTTACCAGATAAATTTCTAGAACAAATTAAAAAGAAAGATAATTATGATGGTCAAAATTTAGATGAAGATTTAGATATTTATACATGTATTAAAAGATATGGTGATCAATTCACATGGTTCCAAGAATGTAAAGGAGAAAGAGTTCCTGGTACTGACGGTAAATCTAAAGTTGATGTATCTCCTTGGATTTGTCTTAGGTGGACAAGAAGAGATGGGGTTGATTACGGAGATGGATATGTAACTGAATATAAAGGAGACTTAATTAGTCTTGAGTCTTTAATGCAAGCAATTATTGAAGGTGCTGCTGCTAGTGCTAAGACAGTATTTCTTGTTAATCCTAATGGTGTTACTAGAGCAGCAACTTTAGCTAAGGCTCCTAATGGTGCTATTCGTGAAGGTACTGCTGCTGATATTTCTGTTTTACAAGTCAATAAAGGTGCTGACTTTCAAGTTAGTTTATCTGCTATTCAACGTATAGAAAGCCGTCTTGAATATGCTTTCTTAATGGCTAGAAGTGTACAAAGAGATGCTGAAAGAGTAACAGCAGCAGAAGTTTCTATCATGGCAAATGAATTAGAAAATAGTCTCGGTGGAATTTATTCAATACTGACTCAAGAGTTTCAACTGCCATATTTAAAGAGAAGAATGCACATGCTTACTCGTAGTGGTAAGGCTCCTAAACTTCCAGAAAAGATAGTTAAACCTAAGATAGTAACTGGTCTTCAAGGTCTTGGTAGAGGTAACGATAGAGCTAAGTTAGTAGAGTTTATTGGTACTATTTCTCAGGCTTTAGGTCCAGATGTTATGCGCCAATATATGAATTTAGATGAGGCAATTAAGAGATTAGCTAACTCAATTGGTATAGATACAGCTAACCTAGTAAAGACCCAGGAAGAAATTGCACAAGAGCTACAAGCTCAACAACAACAACAGCTGATCCAACACCTTGGGCCAGCTGCTTTAGGGTCTCCTTTAATGGACCCCCAGAAAAACGCTCAAGCACAACAACTAACGGAGCAAACTGATGCCAACCAAGAAACCAGCTGAAACAGCTGAACAAATTAAAATAGCAAAGGTTGAAAAACCTAAAGCAGAAGATACTTCAGCTAATGCTGTAGTCAGTAGACTTTCTCCTGAACCTAATACTGATACACCTCAAAAGGTGGAATATAAAACTAGGAAAGGAAACACAATCTCAACTTCTAAAGGTTAATTTATGGCTGAATCACAAGTAGCTACACAAGAAACTCCTCCTATGTCTAGGGAGGATTTAGAAACTCTTGCTAAAAATGAGACTGATGAAGATGGTCTTATTCTTGGTAAGTTTAAATCAGTAGATGATCTTGCTGCTTCTTATAAAGAATTAGAAGGAAAGCTAGGTCAAAAAGCAGAGACTACTGAATCAGATACTGAAGCTTCTAAAGAAGAAACAACTGAAGAAGAATCAGATTTTGATGCTAAAGAACTATACGGTGAAGGTTTAGCTGAAGTCTTAGAAGAAGTTGGTATTGATGCCCAAGATATTACTAAACGTTTTCAAGAAACTAATGACATATCAGAAGATGATTATGCCAAATTAGGTGAAGCAGGTTTTTCTAAAAGTATTATTGACACCTATCTAAATGGATTAAGAGGTAATGCTGAAGGAGCAGCTGCTATTGCTGGTCAACAAATTGAGTCTATTAAAGATTCGATTGGTGGTGATGCTGAATATTCCAAGCTTCAATCTTGGGCTACTCAAAACTTACCAGACTCAGATCTAAATGATTTTAATTCTTTATTAGAACAAGGAAATCCCACCGCTATAAAGTGGGGAGTACAAGGTCTTTATTCACAATACCAAAATGCTATGGGAAATGAACCTAATTTAGTAAGTGGAAAATCTGGTCAAAGTGGTTCTACACCATTTAGATCTTCTGATGAAGTAAAAGCTGCTATGAGTGATCCTAGATATGGAAAGGATGTTACTTATACAGAAAATGTCTATGCTCGTATGGCTGACAGTGATGTCTTTACGACTAAGAGGTAACAATTATATTAAGTAAAAGGAGAATATATGGATTTTGGTGATCCTTATTTGCAGTCTCTGTTATGGGGGCTGCTTTTTATTTGCTCTGAAATAGTAGGTTTATCTAAACTAAAGAGCAATGGTTTAATTCAATTTGCTTTAAATATCATCAAGCTTATAAAAGCTAGTGGTGTTGGCAAATCTAAATAACTGTTATTATTCAATTACTTCTACGTTTTTCTCAATATTAAGTTGCCCCTTGCGAGGGATAACATCTTGAGAAAGGAAAGGCAGTTGAAGTGCTAATCAATTATTAATTAACACAAGGAACAAATTATGGCTAACGCCACAGTTTCACGCCTTGGTCTGGTTAACAATACTGGTACTGGCTACGATGCCTTGTTTCTCAAGGTATTTAGCGGAGAAGTTCTAACAGCCTTTTCTGAGAACAATGTGTTCAACGAAAGGATGCAAACTGTAAGAACTATTTCTTCCGGTAAGTCAGCACAATTTCCAGTCCTAGGTACTGCAACAGCTGCCTATCACACCGTGGGTACTCCACTGGTAGGTGCTAACCAAATCAAGGCAAATGAAAAGATTATCTCTATTGATGATCTACTAATTTCTCAAGCTTTCATCAGTGATCTTGATGAACTCAAGAATCATTATGACGTTAGAGCTACATATGCTCAGGAATTAGGTAAAGCCCTAGCCAGACGATATGACCAGAACGTTGCGAAGGTAATCGCTAACGCAAGTCGTGCTTCTGCAACTATCTCTGGTGGTAATGGTGGTACTGTTCTAACTCTTGCTAACGGTAATACTGCTTCTTCAGATGTTACTGGTGATGAGTTAGCAGCAGCTATCTATGACATCGCTCAAGCATTTGATGAGCGTGACATTCCTCCTACAGATAGATTTGTTGTACTTCCTCCAGCGGAATATTACAAATTACCTGAGTCAGCTACTCGTACTGTCGATACTGATTTCAACCCTGGTGGTAATGGTTCATTTGCTTCAGGTCGTGTTCAGCAGATTGCAGGTATGCCTGTGATCATGAGCAACAACATTTCACAGGAGAACAAACCTCCAGGTGCAGCTGATGCTAATGAATTAGGTGGATCTAATAACACCTATGCTGGTGACGATAGTAAGACTATTGGTTTAGTCTTCCATAAGTCAGCAGTTGGTACAGTGAAACTCATGGACATGACTACTGAAATCAGTGGAAGTGACTATGGAATCATGTATCAAGGTACATTGATGGTTGCTAAGTACGCTCTAGGCCACGGAATCCTCCGTCCTGAAGCTGCTGCAACAATCAAGCTATCTGCTTCATAGTCAAAACCAGAAGGGTACTCATATACTGTGGGTATCCTTCTTTTTTTCTTTTAATCCAATGCCAAAAGGAAAAGGTACTTACGGTACTAAAAAAGGTAGACCACCTAAAAAAGAAACTAAGAAAAAATGACACAACGTTTAAGAGGTATCTAAATGGCTACAGCAACAACAGAGTTAGAAGCAGTTAATACAATGCTTCGCACCATAGGTGAATCTCCTATTAATCAGTTGACTGGTGCTTTACCTATTGACGGATTAATGGCTAAAGAAACTTTAAGAGAAATTAATAAAGACGTTCAATCAGAAGGATGGCATTTCAATACAGAAATAGATTTAACTTTAACTAGAGGCGATACAAATGAAATTGCCTTAGCTAGTAATGTATTAAGAGTTGACCCCAACCTTCAAGATCACCCTTCAATTGATGCTGTTCAGGTTGGTTCAAAACTATATGATCGTAAAAAACATACATATACATTTGATGAAGATTTAATTTGTACAGTTCTTTACTACAGACCTTTTAATGAAATACCTGAACCTGCTAGACGTTATGTAATGATCAAAGCAGCAAGAGTTTTTACTGATCGAACAATAGGTGATGATGGTTTAAGAAGTTATACCGAAAAAGATGAAGTAAGAGCAAGAGCAATATTAATGGAAACAGATTATTCAAATGCAGATCATAATATTTTAAGAGGTGATCCTGCTACTACAAATGTCTTTGATACTTATTCACCAGCTAGTGCTTTAATTCGTTAATTATGCCTCTTATTACTCAAGCTATTCCTACTCTTTTAAGAGGAGTATCACAAGCTTCTGACTCACAAAAAAGACCAGATCATGCGTTAGCTCAAGAAAACTTTCTTAGTAGTCCAGCTGAAGGATTAAAGAGAAGATCAGGAACACAATATATAGCAACATTACAATCTTCTAAAATGGGTAATGTTCATACACATACCATTAATAGAGATCAAAATGAAAATTATATAGCTGTTTTTGGAAACAAATCACTTAAAGTTTTTGATGCTAAAGATGGTAGTGAAAAAACTGTAGTTTTTGATAATACGTCTGCTGATAATTTTACATATTTAACAAGAGATGCTTTACCAAATCAAGTAACTTCACCTAGTAATAGTACTTATATAGCAGGTACATATAGTCAAACAACAACAACAATAACAATTACTTCTAATGGTCATGGATTAAAAGTTGGAGATGCTGTTGGATGTGATTTTACTTCTGGTAATGGTGTTGATGGTGATTTTACAATTACATCTACGACTGAAAATACTTTTGTTTTTACCTCAACAGATTCTAGATCTACAAGTGGTAACGTTTATTTCTGGACATCAAACCCAAAAGAAGAATTTAAAACTGTAAGTGTTGCTGACTATACGTTTGTTTTAAATACAAATAAGAAAGTTGCAATGACAACTGATCTAAGTCCTGGTGTTAATAATGGAGCTTTAATTTTCTTTAATCAAGTTTCAGATAAAACGAAATATACGATAACAGTCAATAGTACAACTGCTATACATGATACAAGTAGCGATGATCCATTAAGTACTACAACAGTAGGAACAAAAATAAAAGATAAATTATTAGGTCAAAATGGTGAAAGTCCTAATAGTGGAAGTGCTTTATCAGGTTTTACGATTAATCAAGTTGGACCTGTCTTATGGATAAAAAAAGATAACAGTACTGACTTTACTGTTGATGCTAACGATACTCAAGGAAATACCCAGATAACATTAGTTAAAAAATCTATTCAAAACTTTACTGATCTTCCTGTTGTTGCTCCTAAAGATTTTGTTGTTGAAGTTAAAGGAAGTGATACTACACAGTTTGATAATCATTACGTCAAGTTTATAACAAATAATGATGGTGCTTTTGAACAAGGTCAGTGGGAAGAAACTTTAAAACCAGGCATAAGTTATAAATTTGATTATGCAACAATGCCATATGTTTTAGTTAGAAAACCTGATGGTGACTTTGTATTTTCACAAGCTGATGAAGGTCAATATTCAATTTTAAGTAGAACAGCTACATATACACAATCAGGTTCTACGGTAACAGTTACTGCTACTGGTCATGGTCTTTCAACAAGTAATCAAGTAGAAGTTAAAATTATTTCTGGTAATGCTGTAAGTGGAGTTAAAACAATTACAGTAACAGATGCAAATACTTTTACTTATACAGTAAGTGATGGAAGTAATAGTACAAATAAAGATCTTATTTATGGATTAGCTAATACTGAAACTTTACCTAAATGGGTAGAAAGAACAGTTGGTGATTTAGAAACTGCTCCTAATCCTTCTTTTGTAGGAAAACAATTAAATAACATTTTCTTCTTTAGAAATAGATTAGGTATCCTTTCTGATGATGATGTAATTCTTTCAAGAGTTGGAGAGTATTTTAATTTCTTTCCTGAAACTGTAACTACAGTTATTGATAGTGATCCTATTGATGTAGCTGCTTCTAATACAAAAATATCTATATTAAAACATGCAGTAACAATGGGAGAACAATTAATAATTTTCTCTGAGAATAGTCAGTTTATATTAAGTTCTTCTGGTGATTCATTAACTCCTGAAACTGCAAACATACTTGTATCTACAGCATTTGAAAGCAATATAAAAGCTAATCCTATTAGTGTTGGAAATAGTATTTATTTCATAACTAAAAAAGGTGTTTATTCTGGAGTTAGAGAATACATAACACAACCAGGAGTCAATGTAAAAGATGCTAGTGATATTACAATTCATATTCCAAGATATATTCCAGGTGATATTTTAAAACTAACAGCATTAGATACTAAAAATCTTCTTGTCTTATTACCTGATAGTGCAGGTATTACAACACCTGATTCTAGTGAAAAGAATCTATATGTAAATCGTTGGTTATATGGTGAAGGATCTAATAAAGTTTTAAATTCATGGTCAGAAATAAAGATAGGTAATAAATTATCTAAAGTTATTTATGCTGATTTTATTAATACTGATTTATATTTAATAATAGAAGAAACTAATCAAACAGTTTTAGTCAGACTACCATTTGAAGATAATTATTCAATGGAACATGCTTCTGGTGAAATAATACAATTACCTGTTGAAGCACATTTAGATGACAAAATAAATGAGTCAACGACAGGGTTTTCTATTTCTTATAGTTCCAGTACTAAACTTAGTACTTTTACTTTTCCTTATAAATTAAGAGAAACACCTACAATTATTGGTAGATATTGTAAGCAAAAAACTGATTTAGCAGAGTCACATTCAGTTGCATATCCAATAGAAACTAGCACTTATGTAGACATTAAAGGAGATAAAAAAACATTACAACCATTTCAAGAGATTACTACTTCTGAAGTTTCTTCTACTGATGCAGGTACTACTCAAACAGTAACAGCAGAAGGAGACTACCGTAATTCAAAACTTTTATTAGGTTATTCTTTCTTATCTAGTTATGTATTTTCTCAGCAAAAAATTATAGATAAAACTACAAATGCTCCAGTCTTAAATTCAAGAGTTCAAATGCGTTATTTTTATTTGAATTATGAAGATACAGGATCTTTTGGAGTAGAAGTTTTACAAGAAGGAAATGTTTTTAGTTATAGATTTAACTTTAATAAATTAGGAACAACTTCTGCTGATAGTTTTTTAGGTAGTCGAGTTGTCAAATTAAATAACATAGGAAAATTTGGTAATGCAATTGATGCAAGTGGTACTAATACAACTGCAATTCCATGTGTTGCAGTTATAGATGAAACCAGTCCTTCTCAAACTGTTATCAATAATAGTTGGGAAAGTTTTAGGGATAAATGGCCTGATAGACCTTTTTATATTCTTTGCCCTGTAAGTGGAGGTGAAGGTGGAGATACATCTGATGTTAAACATCCAACTATTGAACCTCAAGACTATACAAAAATAGCTGTTAATAGAGATAATAATAATGCAAGTAATGCTTCAGATTGGTTTACGTTGGCAGGAATAAATCAATATGGAGCAGGAAGTGAAATTACTTTATGGGTAGATGTATCTGGAAGTATGACTTTAAGTACTGTTCAAGCTTCATATGATAAATTTTTAGCAGATTGTGCAGCAGCAAATATCAACGTAACGATTACAACGGATGCAAATACAAACGAAGATTATGTTTATCCATTTATTGATAATGAAATAGGAACAGGAGTAGCAACAGGAGAAGCTAATATTGTTTGGAGAGGTGATATTGCAGGTGTCTTTAGTAGTCCATTAGAAACAGGGATTTATAAATTTCCTGTCATGTCTAAAGCAGATCGAGTTAGTATCCTTTTACATTCTGATTCTGTCTTCCCTGCAAGTTTTGTTAGTGCAGAATATGAAGCCATGTACCATTCAAGATCTAAGAGAATTTAATGGCATATTTAAGGAAATCTAATTTATCTGACCTTAATCATGTATGTAATCATCTAAGAATTTTAGATAAAATAGAAGCTTGGTATCAAACAGGTCAACAACCAGAAGAAGCACTTAAGCTTGCTTATTTATTAACAGAAAAGAATTTAGCTATTGCTGGTGATAAAGATCAACCAATAGGTTTATGTGGTGTTTGTAGCGATGGAACGATATGGATGGTTGGCACAGATGAACTAACAAGTAAAAGAAGTTATAGAATTGACTTAATAAAAAAAGGAAGAGAATGGGTAGACAGTCTATTGAAAACTTATAACGTCTTATATAATTATGTATATGCAGAGAATACTTCTGCTATCAAATGGTTAAAAGCTTTAGGGTTTACATTTATTAAGTTACACCCTGAATACGGCCACCTAAAAAAACCGTTCTATGAGTTTGTGAGGATTGCTTAAATGTGTTTACCTGCTTTAGGAGCAGCAGCTCCTTTATTTTATGCCTCACTAGGTTTAGGTGCTGTTAATCAAGTAGTAGGAGCAAATAGAGCAAATCAACAAGCTCGGTTTCAAGCAAGACAAGCAGTACAAGAAGCAGCACAAGCTGATCAAGCTTTTGCTTTAAAACAAGAAGGACTTACAGCTAGACTTAAAGAAGAAAGAAAAGCAAATGCACAAGAACAATTAGCATTAGCTAAACGAGGATTACAACAACAAGGACAATTAAGAGCTAGTGAAAGAGCAGGATTAACAATTGATAGATTGCTAGGTGATGCAGAAAGAGAAGAAGGTGAAGCTAGTAATTTATTAAATCAAACATTAGCTTCAACAGTTCAACAATATAGAAGGAATACTTTAGGCTTAGTTGCTGAACGAGATAACAGACGTAACGTAGCTCAAAGTAAACTTAACCAAGCAAAATCAATGAGAAGAGGACCGCTAGATGTTGCTTTAGGTACGCTTAGTAGTGGCCTTTCTACCTACACTTCCTTAGTTTAATGACTAATAGTTTCCGACCACAAGCAGCTCCAGTAGATACGTTTGTACAACCTGTTAGTGTTGCACCTCCTAGTGACTTAGATGTTTTAGCAAGAGCTTTAAAAACTGTTAATCCTGGTATTCAAGCTTTTCTTGGTAACAAGATGGATGAAGCAATTGAAGATGAACAGCAAAAAGGTATTGAAATAGCTTATGACGAGTTGTTAGATGATGGCAGTTTGAAAAAAGTAGCTAACAAAATAAAGAAAAAAGATGGTGAAGAAGCTGCTAGACAATTAATTGGTGGAAGTATTTTTTCTCAAAAAGCTTACGAAAGAACTAAAGCAAAATTAGCAGGGCAAAATCTTAGCAGAAATATTAATAATAATTATTCATCTAAAACATTTAAAGTTATAGAAAATGGACAAGAATTTGAAAGACCTATTCATCATTTTAGTGCTAGTTCACCAGAATTTCAAAGCTTTTTAAAAGAATCTCTTAACGACGAAAATTTACTTCAAGGGATAAGTACTAAATATAGGAATGAAATTTTTCAACCTTATCAATTTAATGCTATAGAAAAAATTACTAATCATCATACAAAAGCACATAATGAATATAATTTTGAAAAAACAAAAAGACAATTAACTCCTGTTCTTTTTGAATCTGTTTCTTCTTATAATGAAGGGAACGAAAATGAAGCTTTAAATGATATAGAAAATTGGCTTCAACTTAATGTTAATTTAGGAACATTTTCTTTTAATCAAAAAAGCAAAATTAATGAAACGTTAATTGAATCAGGCAAAAGTGTAGCGGCATTAATTTATAGTGAAACAGGTGATATAAATAAATCTTTAAAAGCCATAGAAATGCTTGGACAGATTAAGATTGGACCAAAAACAAAACAAACAGATGGATCTTATCAACAACAAATTTTAAAAAGTAATCCAAATTTTGGGACTAAAATGTTGGATTTATCTAGCAAACTTTTAGAAGCAAAGAAAAAAGATGATGAAAGAAAAAATGACGAAAGAAAAGCAGCTGAAGAATTTACGATTAAAGAAATGGTTTTAAAATATGGTAAAAAATCTACAGAAGAAGGAAAAGATATGTTGGAAAGACTTGTAGAAATTTTTCCACATAGAAAAGAATTTCTGCTTAAAAAAATTGAATTAGCAGAAGCAGATAGAACTCCAGCTTTTAAAGAACTTGCTGGTGCAGTTATTAGTGGTGAATATGACAACAATCCTAGTTTGTTTTATCGTGATTTAGCACAAATAAGAACAGATATTGGAGAAGCAACTTTTTCAGATGAAGATGAAAAGAATTATGGAATAGCTTTTGATGCAATGGAAAGAAGAAGAAAAGGAGATTATGCAAGTTTTAACAGCGATGTAAGAGGAGTACTACAAAGACTTGCAGCAGAATCAGGTGCTGATGATCCTGCGAATTTAGGTTGGCAAGCTGACAAAATAGAATCTGACGAAGCAAAAGAGTTTCGTAAAATACAAAGAATGCTTCCTAGAATTTTCAAAGATTATCTTCAATTCACACCTGACCCTAACGATCCAACGAGAACATTAAATAGAACACAATTAGAATATGAAACAGAACTGAGAAGATTAGAAGATTTTTATATAGATAAGATAGAAAAAGACAGAGCAAAAAGAAAGAAAGCACAAGAAGCACAAGGTCCAATAACTATTACACCCAACAAACCAGGAGAAACAACCAACAAAGGTAAAAAAGAAGGAGAAGAAGAAAAAGGTTTTTTTGGCAAGCTTTTTAGTTCAGCAACACCTGGTGGAACCTCACCAGCAACAGCAGGAGATTTAAAAGATAAGTCAACTTCTTATACAGTAGAAGCAGGAGATACTTTATCTGCATTAGCAGATCAATTTAAAACGTCAGTTAAAGAAATAATGGATGCTAACAATATTACTGATGAGGATTTTATAAATATTGGACAGAAATTATTAATGCCAATCAATACAATAGGTGATGCTTTAGTACCTGAATCTGATCTTCAAAATCCAAGTGTCTTAGATGAAATAGATATTACAAAACCTTTTGAATACAACTCTCTTTATAGGCTTGCACAAGAAGTAGGCTTTACACCTGAACAAGCAAGAATAATGGCAGCAATATCTTTAGCTGAATCTAGTGGTAGAGCAGCTATTGATACTGTTAAATCTGGATTAGACCCTAAGAAGAAGAATGAGTTTTCATTAGGGTTATGGCAAATCAATATGGATAAAATATACGAAGCTCAAAGGCTGAAAGACTTTGGGATAAAAGATAAACAAGAACTTTATAACCCTGCTGTAAACGCTAGAGCAGCTAAGATATTGTTTGACCAGCAAGGTTATGGAGCATGGACTAAATATTTAAACGGAGAGTACAAAAAGTTCTTACCAAAAACTAATTAATTATGTCAACACCAAAAGAATTATTAGAGGATTCCTCTCTTTTTACTCAAGTAGATTCACTTGGAAGTGGATCAGATGAAATAGATTTTTCTGAATACGATGGTCTTTTTACAAATACTCAAGGTGTTTTTGATTGGAACCAAAAACTAGATCAAGCAAATTCAATTAATAGATTTGATTTAGACAGTATTCCTGTTTCTTCTGATGAAGAAATAGATGTTACTAAGACAAATTCAGCACTTAGACAAGCAGGTGGATTAGGTCTTGAGATAGGTACTGGAATAACAACAGATTACCTAACAGCACCCTTACTTGTAGCTCCTGTTCCTGGTTCCAGAGTGGCTTATGGAGTTATTAACTTTGGTTCTGGATATTCATCAAACGTAGCTGCACAAAAAATTAGAGGAGATAAGTTTAGTTATGGTGAAGCAATAATGGCTGGCTTTACTCAGATGATCCCATTTGGATCTACTGGTAAAGGTCTTAAAGGTTTAGCTGGCGCAGGTCTTCAAGGTGCTACTACAGCTGGAACAGAAGTAACAGGTAGAACACTTATTGATGAAAAACGATTGCCATCAGCAGATGAGCTTGGAACAGCAACTGCATTTGGTACTGTTTTTGGTACTGGCTTTAAAGGATCATTAGATTATTTAAGTAAAAAATTCGCAGGTAAATCAGCAGCAGAAATAGATAAAATAATTACAAAAGAAGATAAAAATTTAATAGATAAATTATTAGAAAATACTGCTGATGATGTTTATGCAATAGGACCAGGCTTTGAAAGATTATCCGATAAAGCACAGAAGATTTTAGAAGCTATTGAATCTGGAGACGTAACAAAAATCTCTAAAGGAGAGATAATTGAAAGTATTGAAGAAATAGCTGAAAAATATCCAGAGAAATTAACACCTGAAATTAAACAAGCAATAGGATTTAAGGATAAACCAACAGGAAGACAAAAGATCTTACCTGGTACACCTCATCCAACTGATGCAAAGAAAGTTAGAGGATATGACGGTAGATGGGTAACTAAAAAACACTTTGAGAAAGTTACTGAATCAATAAAAGGTGCTAATGAAATAAGAGCACAATTTGATCAGCCCCAAGATCAAACATTTGAAGAGTGGGTAAAGAACCCTCCAGAAGAATACAGAGAATTATTTAAAGAAATTGAAGAAACAAGTAAATCAGCTAACGAAACTATTGCTAGATCAAAACAACTTTTTAAAGAAATAAAATCAGGTCTTGATGAACAAGACAAACTCTTAAAAGAAGGAAGTCAGTATGATCAGCTGTCACCAACAGATCAAAAGAAAGTTGACCTTGAAATGAGTCTTCGTGGTGATGCTCCACCCAAGTTAGATTTAACAACAGATACCAGAGGTAAAGGTGAGTTCTATCATGGGGCTGCTGATGAATTTGAATTAGATTCTTCTAGTCATTACAAAGCTCCTGGTCTTTATGGTCAGGGACTATATACAACTGATGATGTAACA